ATTAATTGTTCCTCGCTGTTTGATTACAAATTGGCGTGCATTCTTACCTTCATAAGAAATTACCTCGTTATTAATAACAATGACACCATTAGTATCATCCCATCCAAATGTAGAATCTACAGTAATAGTATCACCAGTAGTTTGAGCAGGATCAACAATTCTATTAAGAACCGTTCTTTGGGGAATTACAAATTCTGAATTGATTGATTGTGGATTAACAACTAGATTAAATAACTGATCTCCGTTATTAGAATCTACTGTATAGAAATTTTCGATTACAGCAGATGCATAATTCACATTAGCATTATTATCAGACTGTTGTATTACAGTTTGTCCGATCAACCATTCTGGATTTCCTGAAAGAATCCTACATTGAATTACATAGGCAGAGTCCCAATCAGAAACCGAAGCTTTTAATGTTTGGTCTTTAGGGTTGTATGTAGTGGGGGTATCATTATCAGATACAATAGTATTAAAAAGAAATCTGATAGATTTATCAGTTCCTTTTACTTTATAAAAATTAGAAATATTTTTGATAAGCGTTCGCTTATCTACATCCTTTTTGATGTATTCTTCTGGAAAAGATTCTAAATACTGAATTTCAAATGACTTTACAATAGCATATAAAAACAGATGACTTAAATTATCAACATTACTGCCATTATCATGAGTAGTCGAATCTGATGAAACAAATTTTGATTTAGAATACAAATCACCGAGTTGAGTAGTACCACTCACTCCTCTAGAAACTTCTAGCAGTTCTGTTCCTGTTCTCTCTTTATAGAAACAAATTTCATCACCAATTTTAACATAACCATTTTTTAGTGGGAATGAAGATGCATCCGCAACAATAATGGTAGTATCAGTGATATTTAAAGATGATGAAAGAGTTGTTCTCTCTTGTAACAACTTTTTCTCATAAAAATCAATATCGTAGTATGATCTTAAATTTGTAATAATATCTAAAGGATTTCCAGTAGACTCTAAATTTTCATAGTAAGATTCGAGAACTTTCTTAAAGTTCTCGTATTCGGATACAATAAATCCTGGAAGTTGATCTTCAATGAGTGAAGAGATCTGTGTATTCATCTAGTTACTCTGGATATACCTTGAACTTACTATTAGAAATGTCTACATCTAAATATAGACTTCTTTCTGCGGTAATGTCATTACTAGCAGGTTGTACCCTGACTTGAATTCTATTATCGAAGAAACTACCGAGAATGATGGTTAAATCATATAACATAATTTCACCTTTTGCATAATCAACGGTTCCTAAAGAATCATTCAACACAACTTTTTCACCAGTTGCAGGATCTATTCTATATAGGGCAATTTTCCCCTCCCTATCTTCAAAGTAAACAGTGTAATTAGGATATTCACTAACTTTAAATCCAGTACTTTGTAGTACAGGTCCATCACATGATTTTCTAAATGCGTTTTGGAAACATAACTCATAAAAATACGTAGAATTTAATGCAGGATAAAAATCTCTACGTAACATAATACTAGTAGTATTTGAGTTGACGGACACATCGGATTCGTCAATCACTCCAACATACTTACTAAATCTAAACTTACCATTGAATTGTTCAGTTTCTGATAGTTGGGTGTAATTATCTACCGCACTAATGACTTTAGATTTAATTTCTTCTGGAAATTGTGTAGTCTCTCTAGTATTGTAATATATGGAACTATCGATCTCAATATAAAGAACTGATGGATCTAAAATATCTGGGGTAACAGACGCAACAGAATAATCTTTAAGACCTTCAATAATTTGCTGTTTGGTGAATGTTGATAAAGATGAACCACTATTTGGTTTTATAATAATCTTTACCGTACCATATTCAGGATATCTCTCTTCTTCACCGCCGTATACAATGATATCAGAGACTGCTGGATAAATCTTTCTTACAATTGCTGCATAATCTTTAGCAGTTACTGCTCTATTCTGTGTTGCATACTGCTTTGGAGCATTAAATTTAATCTTATCAATTGATTCAATAGCCGCTCCTCCAGAGGCATTAGAAACAGTTACTACATTAGATACTGTTATAGGATATACTTGATCACTCTCATCAAGTAACGTTCCAGCAAATGTAAACTGTGAAGCACCATTAGTTGCTTCTCCATTAGTAATTAAGTATGATACATCAACTACCTGATCATTTTCTAATGCCTTGCCGATAACATTGTCGCCAAAGAATAACTGATACTGCTCGTCTAATGATTCATCAACATAGTAGATATTATTTGAAGACGTAATATCAATAATAGTATCAATTTGATTGTAATATACAAATGCTGATGATGTTGGAGATTCAAATACTCTCACTCTAATAGTGCTTGTATCGGTATTTGAATTCGATAGAACAAAATTCTGTCTTGATAACGAAGTATCAACTACAAATTGGTTGGTAATCAAATTACCTTCAAATAATGATACATTATTAAAGAATGCCTCATTGTTTTCCACAGGCACCTTAATATCATCAATTGCAACATAACGATACAATTGATCATCAAATGTAGTAACAAATCCCGTACCCTTCTTGAGAATAATAGTAGAAGGTGCCGTACCAGGAAATGTTACTTTAAAATTAATAATTGCTTCTGGCGCAACAACAGACTTTGGTTTATATCCTAATTGCTTCGCCAATGTAATAACATTATCTCTTAAAGTCGCAGACTCAAGAAATAATTCATTCGTCACCATGTTGGTGTTGAATGCAGTATAATATGTATTATATGCTAATACATCTAATAGATTTGCCCATACAGAACCTTCAAAATCAAAGTCAGTAAAATCTGTCCTTGACCTCAAGTAATCTTTGAGTTCTGTTTTAATATCGGTAAAATCTAAATTACTAACCTGAACGTACTTCATTATTGAGTTCTCTGCAGAAGGAAGTTAATTTGTAGTGGTGTAACGTCTTCGCGACCACGAATCTCAAATTCAAAATTCACATCAAATGCATTATCAACAAAATTGGGTTCTACTGTCAACCCAACCACGTTCACTCTTGGTTCATAATTACGAATAGTATCATTGATCTCATTCTTAATAAGTGCTGCCACACCAAAATCTAATGGTTCAAACAACAACTGTGATAAACTAGATCCTAATTGTGGTTGAAAAGGACGCTCACCAGGAACAGTCATCAATAAGTTAACAATTGACTGCTTAATGGCAGCATCCTCTTTCGATACTTGCAAATCACCAGTAATCGGATGTGGTTTGAAATTAACCTTTAAATCCTTAAAAGGAGCGAGATCTGGCACAACAGGACACGTTTATTTTTATTTAGTAGGCTTTTCTTGCTTCTCTTCAGTTGCCTTCTTTAAAAATCTGTCAGAATCGACTTGAGTGATTAATGTCATACCTCTTTTGATAAAATCTTTACTTTTATCTGTTGGTGAATTGCCCATTGTACTCTCCTGTAGTTTATATTATGATTTATTTGAAAAAGGGGGAAATCCCCCTATTAGTCAACCGCGACCTTGACCGCGATAACGCTTCTTTGCTTTGTTACGTGAAGTAGCAGTATACTTCGTGTGCTTACCCATACCTTGTCTGGTTCTCTTGGGTTGTGGTTCGATTGTAATGTTGCTAGTCAGACTTGGACGACGTGCCATGAGTTTTAGTGTGAACTACAGTTATTATACCACAAAATCAACCACCTGCCAATACCGAGTGGGAACCTTGTGCCATAACAGCAGCACCACCAGCACCAAGACTTGTCAGAACATCCCCGATACGTGCTGCTGGTCTCTTGTTTAGAAATATGGTTTTAGATCCTTTTGAAATCTGATCAATATGGGGAGGTTTCTTTGGGCAGATATGTGGTGCAGTTACATCCCCTACTTGTGCTGCTGGTATCTTATTAACTAATACTGTACCTACAGTGCTTGCAATGGGTACTGGATGCCAACATCCGTGACCACTCTCGAAGTCGCCTAGACGACTCATTCCAGATCCTACCATTAGAACTTTGCCTCCTCTCCCGGTAATGCTCTCTTCTGTCTATTTATTCGGTACTTGATACGTTCACCATGTGGTGTCCAATTATTATCAACATCCATATATGCTGGAAAAATCCAAGTATATGGTGGACATGTACTTGTTACAGTAATCGTAAAGAATAATCGCTCCACCTGTATTTGTGAAGGCTTCATTG